GGCAGAGGAAGGAAGAAAAGTTTTCTTTGTGTCTGGTGAAGTGGCAACTTCAGATAGAGAAGCAATTCGTAAAATAGTGGAGAAACAAAATGGCGCAATTATTGTTGCAAGTCTTGGTACCTTTAGTACTGGTATTAATATACGGAATCTGCATAATATCGTGTTCGCTAGCCCGTCAAAGTCTCAAATTAAGGTTTTACAATCTATCGGACGAGGGTTACGCCAATCCGATGATGGACGTGAAACAACACTCTACGACATAACAGACGACTTACACTGGCAGAATAGAAAAAATTACACGTTACTTCATGGCGCTGAACGCATAAAAATATACGACAAAGAACAATTTAAATATAAAGTCATTAAGGTAGACATATGACCGATATAATTGTAAAACAATGCTTACTTAGCACCGGCGACGAAATTGTGTGCGAGGTCGTTGATTGGACCGATGATGAAGGTCCTGGTCTTGTCATACGCAATCCTTTGAAGGTAGTTACTGTAGATAGACCTGATGGATTACGGTACCACATTTTTAGACCCCTAATGATTATGCAGCTCGAAGAAGGAACGTTTCAAACTTTAAACGCCGAACATATTCTTGTAGAAGCAACTCCTATAAAGGAAGTAGTAAAAGAATATTACAACGCGCTAAGCTCAGAAAATGATGACCGCTCGCCAGTTGACGGCGACGAAAAATTTAAAAAGTATATGAAAAAAATCACAGCAATCCTTGACGGAGATGATGAAGACAGCGATAACGATAATGTAATTAAGTTATTCCCCGGGCCTGGTAAAAATAAATTACACTAGTAATCCAGCCCACCATAAAGGATACCTTTAAATTATATACAGTTGTGCAGGATTGTAAACCCCTAAAATGCAATAAAAATAATTTATTTTTTAGTTTACTTTTATTGAAATATAGTATAGAATAGAAATATTGAATGAGGATATATTATGGCCAAAAGAAAAAGCATTCACTACGTAAATAACAAAGAATTTTCACAAGCAGTTGTTGATTATTGTACAGTAGTGAAGGAAGCAAAAGAAAAAGAATCCACGCTTCCAGTTGTTCCTAATTACATCGCGCAGTGCTTTCTTAAAATTGCCGAAGGCTTATCACATAAATCTAATTTCATACGTTACACTTATCGTGAAGAGATGGTGATGGACGCAGTTGAGAATTGTCTAAAGGCTATTGAAAACTATAACATTGAAGCTGCTACACGATCAGGTAACCCAAACGCATTCGCGTATTTCACTCAAATTTCTTGGTACGCATTCCTACGTCGTATCGCAAAAGAAAAGAAACAACAAGACATTAAACTCAAGTACTTATCACAGTCTGGTATTGAACAGTACGTGTTCGGAGACGTTGAAGATAAAGCTGCTAATAATGCTGTACAGGTATTTGTCGATCAACTCAAAGATCGTATTGATAAAGTAAAAGAACGTGATACAGAGTTTCGTCAATATGTACAAGAAGAAAAGACACGTAAGAAACGAGTTATGCGTGTTGATTCTGACCTACAAACATTTATGGATGATGAATGAAAATAGCTATATTGAATGACACCCATTGTGGTGTTCGCAATTCTTCTGATATTTTTTTAGATAATGCAGATAAATTTTATAATGAAGTATTTTTCCCCTATCTCTTAGAAAATAATATAAAACATATTCTTCACCTCGGTGATTACTATGACAATCGTAAGTTTATTAACTTTAAAGCACTTACACGTAATCGTAAGATGTTCCTTCATAAGTTACGTGAGTATGGTATCACTATGGATATTATATGTGGTAACCATGATACGTACTATAAGAATACAAATGACTTGAACTCATTAAAAGAGTTACTTGGACATTATATGAATGAGGTACATATCGTAAATAATCCTACAGTCTTAGAATACGATGAACTTAAGATTGCAATGGTTCCATGGATTAATCCTGAGAATGAAAAAGAATATATAGAATTTATAAAAAAATGTGATGCTCCTATCCTTGGTGCTCATTTAGAACTTGATGGTTTTGAAATGATGAAGGGTATTGAAAGCACGCATGGCATGGACCCTTCTATCTTCGATAGATTCGAGATGGTGTTATCAGGACACTATCATACAAAATCAAATAAAGGTAATATTCACTACCTTGGATCACAAATGGAGTTTTTCTGGAATGACGCCCACGACAAAAAATACTTTCACATCTTGGATACAACAACACGCGAGCTTACTCCTATCCATAACCCTCATACTCTGTTCCATAGGATCTATTATGACGATGTGGTGGCTGATTACGGAGATTATGACGTTACATCTCTAGATAATAAATTTGTAAAAATTGTAGTAATTAATAAAAATGACCTATTTACATTCGACCGATTTGTTGATAGAATACAGAATAGGGGAATACATGAACTTAAGATTCAAGACAATTTCTCAGAATTTATTGGAAGTAACGTAGAAGATGAAAACGTATCTCTCGAAGATACAACATCTCTCGTTAATACATACATTGATAACGTGGAGACAGAGTTGGATAAAGATCGTATCAAAAAAGAAATGAATGATCTATATGTGGAAGCACAGACACTCGAAATAGCATGATTAAATTTACCACCTTAAAGTGGAAGAATTTCCTTTCTACAGGAAACTCTTTTACCACAGTAGACTTTACTGACTCAAAAACTACATTGGTTGTAGGCCATAATGGTGCAGGCAAATCGACCATGCTTGATGCTTTGGCATTTGCGTTATTTGGTAAAGCACATAGAAATATTAGTAAGCCTCAACTTCTTAATTCGATTAATAATAAGAATTGTCTAGTTGAAGTTCAATTCAACGTGTCTGGTTCGAACTATAAAATAGTTCGTGGTATCAGGCCAAACATATTCGAGATTTGGAAAGACGGGACTATGATAAATCAGTCCTCTCATTCCAAAGAGTACCAGAAGATCCTCGAGCAAAACATCATTAAGCTCAATCATAAGAGCTTTCACCAGATCGTCGTGCTCGGCAGTTCCTCCTTCATTCCCTTCATGCAACTTGCAGCCGGCGCTAGGCGTGATGTTATCGAGGATCTTCTGGATATTAATGTATTCTCTAAGATGAATACTATTCTAAAAGAAAAGAATGGTTTACTCAAAGAAGATATAAAGTCTACAGAATATGATTTAGAACTTGCAAAAGAAAAGATTGACTTACAATCAAAATATATTAAAGAGGTTGAAAGTCTTAGTAACGATCAGATTGAAAGTAAAGAACTTGAAATAAAAGATGTCAATGACGAGATACAAACATTACAAACAAGTAATGCAACTTTGTCAGATGAGATTGATCAAAGCTCTATTGGCTTACAAGAAGGCCTTAAAAAGAATCATGATAAGAAACAAGCATTGTTACAATATAAAGCTGAGTTCAATCAGAAGATCTCTACGCTCGTTAAAGAAACAAAGTTTTATGAAGAAAATGATACATGTCCTACATGTTCTCAGGATATTGATTCAGAACTACGATCTACAAAACTTACTACTGCCAAGACAAAAGCAGCAGAAATACAAAAAGCTTTGGATGATGTAGGTGATCAGTCAACTGTTGTAGAAGAAGCTTTAGATCAACTCACAAATACCTCAGAAGACATACGAAATAAAACAGCATCTATATCTTCTAACAATCGAGAAATCGTCAGGCTTCAAGGCCAGATACAAAATATCAATGATGCAATAACAAAGATACGTGGCAACGATGGTGATGTGGCCAAGTCTAAAACTGACCTTGAACTATTAAAAGGAAAAAAAGACGATTTATTTGAAAAAAGATTGTACTTAAACGAATCTTTGAGTTATAATAGTGTTATACTAGAAATGCTCAAAGACACAGGAATTAAAACAAAAATTATTAAACAGTATTTACCGGTTATAAATAAACTCGTAAATCAATACTTACAGGTTCTAGATTTCTTCGTATCCTTTCACCTGGACGAAGCATTCTCAGAAACTATTCGATCCAGACATCGCGACGCCTTTACTTACGACTCGTTTTCCGAGGGTGAGAAACAGCGTATCGATCTGGCGTTACTCTTTACTTGGCGTATGATAGCCAAGATGAAGAACTCAGTTGCAACTAACCTGCTTATCTTAGATGAAACATTTGATTCATCTTTAGATTATGAAGGTGTTGACAATCTTATGAAGATAATACACACATTAGATGATGATACTAACGTGTTTGTTATTTCTCATAAAGGTGATATTCTTGAAGGGAAGTTCGAAAACAAACTCGAGTTTCACAAAGAGAAAAATTTTAGTAAACTAAAAGGGAATTGATTATGGAACTATCCAGCTTTACTATGCAAACTTTGAAGAACTTCTCTTCGATTAATCCTAACTTAGTGATTCATCCAGGGAAGTCTGTTATGACTATGTCTGAAGCCAAGAACATTCTTGCTCAGGCAACTGTGCCGGAAGAATTTGATCGTACGTTTGGCATATACGATCTACCAGAATTCTTATCGGTTGTAAATTTATTTGATGCCGCTAACCTAAAACTTGACGATCAATTTGCTACAATCGGTGATACGTCAGGTAGAGCAAAGATTAAGTATTTCTTTTCAGATACAGAAATGCTTACGTCTCCAAGTAAACCAATTAATATGCCAGATCCTGAAGTTACTTTTACTTTGGATCAAACAACACTTGCCAACCTGAAACGTGCGGCTTCGGCACTTGGCCACAGCGAGGTATCGATTACTGGTTCAAACGGTGTAGTTACACTTACAGTTGTAGATACAACTAACAGTACATCGAATACATACTCTATTGATGTTGATGGAGAATACAAGTCAGAAGACTTTAAATTCATTTTAAATATTAGTAACCTTCGTATGATTCCATCTGATTATAAAGTGGAAATATCATCGAAGCTTATATCACAGTTCACCAGTACTTCAGATGATATGGACTTAAAGTATTGGGTAGCCCTCGAAAAGTCCTCAACCTACAAAGATTAATAGGAGATTATTATGTCAGATCACGAACAGGTTTATGATCTATGTAACCGAGTTAGCCGTTCAGCGGTAGCAGTTATTGATGCTATTACGCAGCGTGGTGGATTCAAAGGCGAAGAGCTTAGTACTATTGGTACACTACGAGATCAGTGTATTCAGCTTATACAAATCGTAGAACAACGCGATGAAGAAGAGGCTGCGGAATCTGAATAGTTTACATTTGCTCAAAATTGGTTTAGAATATTATTATTACATTATGAGGAGAGCAGATGAGTAAAGATTTCTTATGGGTTGAAAAGTACCGGCCGCGGAAAGTGGCCGATACAATCTTACCCGCAGACTTAAAAAATACATTTCAAAAAATAGTTGATACCGGTGACATGCCTAACATGTTGTTTACTGGTACAGCTGGTCTTGGTAAGACTACAATTGCTCGTGCTATGTGTAGCGAGCTCGATCTCGATTACATAGTAATCAATGGATCTGAAGAAGGTAACATCGATACACTACGTGGCAAGATAAAACAATTTGCTTCGTCCGTATCTTTACAAGGTGGATATAAAGTTATCATTCTCGATGAGGCTGACTATCTTAATCCACAATCAACACAGCCAGCTCTTCGTGGTTTCATGGAAGAGTTTGCAAATAACTGTCGTTTCATTTTAACATGTAACTTTAAGAATCGTGTTATTGAACCCCTACATTCTCGGTGTGGCGTATATGAATTTAATACGTCAAAGAAAGCACTAGCTGATATTGCAGCTCAATTTTATAAACGTTTCGTATATATATTAGACCAAGAAAACGTATCTTATGATTCGAAAGCTGTAGCTGATCTAATTATGAAATACGCACCGGACTGGAGGAGAGTAATAAATGAAGGACAACGAAGCAGTATTGGTGGGAGTAGTATTGATGGCAGTGATACTAATCCTAGCGGAGCTGGGTTTGCTGAGCTTTCTACCAGTTTAAAAGAAAAGAATTTCAAGAAGATGAGGTCTTGGGT